CGGATGAGCCGATCTGAATCACAATCAGACAAAATGTATTTGGCTATAATAATAAAAATGAACTTTGTAAATTAGCCGCCTATTATTATAATAAAGGTTATGAGGCCGGTGAGAAAAAACGAATGGAAGAAAATGAATGAATATTTTGAATAAAGGCCGCTGTTCGCGCTGTATCGCTTCTAAAAAAATGATTAAAGTCGAAAAGGAAGATATTAGAGATTTGAATGGAAACATAACCGCTGAAATTTTAAAAGAACATAAATGGAATTATTGCATAATAAAAAATAATTTTTGTAGAAGTATCGCTTTTAATTGTAAAGAACCGCCGATGGGTATTTCAATAAATGATTTTAATTTAAGGAATCTTAAAAATGAAAAATGATTATAATTTGTCTGAATTCTTCTGTTCTTCTTATGATTTTTTAAGTTTGCGCTGTATTGTTGGATGCGAAACAACAATGAACTATGGATGTGTAGGATGTAAAAATTATCATCATAAGTGGCCTACTCTGGAACAGTTTGAACAGGAATACGGGGAAAACTATCCTGATGATAGTTTAGTTTGGTTTAGAGTTGAAAATTATTTTGATGATTGGTTTTATTTTCCTTATGATGGTTGTTTAAAAATGATAAAACAAATGCAAAATGTAACAAATTATTATATTGTTTGTAATTGCACAAAATGGGGAAAGCCGCCTAAAAACTGGAAACCGGAATGAACATAATTCAATGCGCTAAATGTAAACGTTATATTTTTGAAGGTGAACAGGTATTTTTATTCAAAAGTAATGAAAATCAGCCGGTTGTTTACTGTTCAGATTGTACGGAAAAACATAATGAAAAAACGAATGCTATCGCTGTTTATGATGAAAAAAAGGAAATGAAAAAAAGGAAATTTATAAATTTACAAGGCACAAGAATAAATGTTAATGAAATTATAACTTATAATACTTATGATTATGATAGTTGCCATATGATATATATTTCACTTAAAAATAAAAATTCAATAGGATTAAAATATTCTATAGGCGATGATGTATTGCGTGATAGGGATTTAAGAACATTAGATGTATTACTTTTGGAAAATAATTAATGTGTTATAATTGTGTCAATGTTATAAAAACCCGTCAAGGCGCTGAATTATGGACTACTGATTATTATTGTAGTGTGAAAAAAAGATGGAAAATATTTGAAGCAAATTGTAAATATTTTCATAGTGTAGATGATCCGGATTATGTTGAAGCCATGAAAGAAGTTGAAAAATTATGCAAGGAAAAGGAATGAAAAAACTGTTAAATGAATTAATAAAACCGCCGTTTACAGTAAACGATTATCTGATAAGTGATAAAAATAAAGTAGTAATTGTTGAACTTCCTAATAAAATTTGGTTATGTGAATACGGCAAAGATTTATTAAGATTTATACATAAAGCGATAACAGAAAAATGGAACAGGGAATACGGTAAAAAGAAAAGTTGGATAAAACATAATGAAAATTTGCAATTTATGCCGGAATGGGAATGTCCTTACTGTTCGATTATTTTTGAAGTATCTATTTGGAAAGAATGGAAATTTAAATACTGCCCGTATTGCGGTATTAGCTTAGATCATCCAGGAGTAATAAAAAAGTGATAGACGAATACGATAAGAATTATTATTTACTGTCTTGCGATATTTGCGGAATAACAGAATCAGGGCCTTTTGAATCTTTTTTAGAGGCCGTTGAATACAAAAAAGAACATAAAGAAGAATGGTATTCTGTTTTCCAGAAAAATGAATATGAAAAAAAGGCTATGTGGCATGATGTCTGTCAATCCTGTATACAGAAAATGCCTATGGCGAAATGGAAATATATACCGGATGGGCGAACTTATGTAAGGCCGTTTAACATAAAACCTATTAAAAAAACACCAGAAAAAACCGATTCAGTACCTAAAAAACAGGAAATCAATTCTGCCGCGGAATCAATATCGAGTACAATAAACAAAAGGAAAAATGATTTATGAAACTGAATGATTATAAAAACGCCGCTTTTGATAATGCCGAATCTCATGGATTTCACGAAACTCTAAATTTCGGTAATCTTTTGATGTTAATAGTTTCAGAATTAGGTGAAGCATTAGAGGCCGATAGACACGAAAAATGGCTAAAACCGGATATAAAACAAGACTATGAAAAACAGTCATTATCAGACGGCGATTTTATTTTATGGGCTAAAAACCATATAGTAGGTACTGTTGAAGAAGAAATAGCCGATTCACTAATAAGAATTTTTGATTTAGCCGGTACTTATAACATAGATTTAGATTTTATAGTTGATTTAAAAATGCGATATAATAAGTTAAGGCCGTATAAACACGGTAAAAAATACTAAAATAACCATATAAAATTAACTAAAAAGCCTTATAAAACATATTGTAGAACCCCATGTTACCTTGATTATTACCTGAATCCGTATTACTCATTTACTTAATATTTCTGTATGAAGTATTATTATTTTACTGTTAAATTTAGTGTTTTTATTATTTATAGTAATATTAGAATGTAGTATTTAGGTATGTAATTGACAGGATAAAAATGATGTTGCAATAACTGTAATATGTTAGAAAATAAATGTCAAGTAGTGAATGAAAAAGAATATGTACCGCATACTAAACCGCCATTTAAGATCGCTAAAAGGCCGCCGAATCCGTTAAATAAATTTATTAAAGAAACGAAAAATTCATATCAGATAACCAGTACCGATTTACGTTATATATATAGAAACATTATATTCGCAAAGTCATTCGGAGAGTTACGCGAATTAATGGAAGATGATGAAAAACGTGATTCATATCCGGTTATCGTTATAGCCATTATTGCCGGTGTATTGGGTGATATAGCGCGCGGTAATGTAATCAATCTGACAAGAATGTTGCAATTTATTTTCCCTAAAATTGATGAACTTTATGATCCTGATTTAAATAAAAGTATCGGTTCTGCCGGTTCTGCCGGTTATGATGATTTAGTTAACCTGGAAGATCGATTACGAAAGTTAGAAGGAGATGACGCATTAATGATTGTCGATAAACTGATAGCCATTGAGGATAAAACGAATGTTTGATTTAAATACGGCGTTTGTAAATCCGAATGACATTGATCCGTATAACCCATTATCTATTGAAAAGAATCAAAGAAGATATGAAACAATAAAAAGAGTAATGCAAACAAAAGCGATAAATAAACATTTAAATTTTATTGACTATATGTGGAATAATCCATCTGAACAGTTTCAGATAGGGCCGCATACTAAAATATTATGTGAAAAAATTGACTATGCGATTGATAGGTTAAAAAAAAGACATAGTACGTTTTTGGTTATGGCTGTTCCGTTTAGGCATGGAAAAGCATTTCATCCTGATACGCCGGTATTAACAGTAACAGGATGGAAAAAACATGGCGATTTAGTTCCAGGAAATTATGTCTTTGATCTAAATGGCAAACCGGTTCAGGTATTAGCGATAACCGGAAATTATACCTATCAAAGAACTATAGTAGAATTTGAACATGGTGAAACTCTTTACACTACTCCGGAACATGAATGGCCTATAACTATTTATGATCCGGTTGATAATATTGAAAAAGATTTAGGGATTTTAGAAACTAAACAATTTAATATGATCTTAAAAAGTAATGATGCTGATAAAAAATACAATTCAAAATATAGATTTATAAATGATACCGAATTATTGATTAAACGGAATAGCGATATTTATGAACTGTCAGAAAAGTGTAAAGGTGTGGTTTATAATACCCATGCAAAAGTTAAATCAAGTACCTATGTTGATGGATCATATTATTGTAATTGTATTCAGGTTGAAGGCGGCTATTATTTAATCGGGAAGGGGCTGATTCCGACACACAATTCAGAAATAATCAGTAGGAAATTACCGGCGCATTTTTTAGGATTGTTTCCGGATGGGAAAGTTTTATTAACAGGACACACGGCGTCATTGACGATCGGATTTTCAAAAGAATCCAGGAATCTACTTTTAACCGATAAATATAAAGAGATATTTCCGGAAACAACATTAAATCCTTATGATAGTTCGGCATCTCATTGGAAAGTAGCCGGAAGAAATGGTGAAGTATTCGCTTGCGGCCTAGGCGGTTCAATGGCAGGTCAAGGCTATACATTAGGAATTGTTGATGATTATTGTAGAAACCGCGCCGATGCGGAGTCGCCGACAATGCGTGATAAAATGTGGAATAGTTTTACCAATGACTTTTTAACAAGACGCGCGCCGCGGTCAATAACGATTATAACCGCAACGCCGTGGCATATAGACGATATAATTGGGCGAATTAAAAAACAGATGAAGGATGATCCGTTTTTCCCAAAATTCGAATTTGTAATTATTCCGGCTTTTGATGATGAATATGATGAAGGGGTTTTATTTCCTGAAAGATTTAACCGGCAATGGTATGAAGAACAGAAGGCCGCATTAGGAACATACGGAACAGCGTCATTACTACAATGTAATCCGACACAACAAGGCGGAAATATAATAAAAATCGATTATGTAAAAAGAGTAAAATTAACGGATTTTCCACAATTACAATATCATAGGGTTTGGGATTTAGCACATACGGAAAAGGAAAGAAACAGCCATGATCCGGATTGGACTTCCGGAACATTATTAGCCTATAGGAAAAAGCCAGGCGCTTTACGTCAATTTGAACTATGGGTAAAAGATGTAAAACGGTTCAGATTTGACGCGCCTAAAAGAGATAATCAAATTCTAAATATAACGGCGGCAGATGGGCCTTATATAAAAGTTGCAATTGAAAGTTCATTAGATAGTAAAGACTCATTTAAAACCCTTCAGAATTTATTATTAGGTCAAAGAATAGTAACAGCGATTTCATTAAAAGGCGATAAGGTAGTCAGGGCCACGCCGCTTGAGCCGATATTTGAGTCCGGTGATGTTTACATTCCGGAAGGTGTACCGTGGGAAAACGCATGGATTGATGAGTTACAATCGTTTCCGGCAGGGGCGCATGATGATCAAGTAGACAATTTGTCAGCCGGATTTACTTTATATAATAAGTTAGGAACAGTTGTTTCAGTTCCGGTTTATGAAGGCGGAAACGGTTATGCAAGTAATTCTAATGGATACCGGATTTAATTTACAAGGCGATTATATTCCGTTTCTGCCGGATTATAGTTGTCCGAATGCCTATCAGGAAATTGATACGATTTATTATTGGAATGAAGAATGGGAAGAAAACCCACTTGAATTTATAAATTTAACTATACAGGAATAAACAAATGAGTCAAAAGACAGTAAAGACAGCGCGGAAAGTCGCGGAAAAAACGGCAAAAAATATGGCGTTTAATTTGGCAAAAGCACAAATGGAAGAACTAATAAACAGTCCGTTTAAAGTCAGGTTTAAATTTTGTATCCAAATATTATTCCGTAAAAAATCGAAAGTAACAGGCGAAAAAATGAAAGAAATACAAAAGATAGCCCACGGCAGTATGAATGAAAAGTTAAATGAAACAAAAACCGCTGATAATAAAAAGGTTAAAAAAGGAAAAACAAATGGTAACAAATGAACACGAATTATATACAGATTATAAAGGCGATTGGGAAGAAGTTCGCGATTGTGTAAAAGGCAACAGGGCAATAAAGAAAAAAAGGGAAAAATATTTACCGATGTTATCAGGACAAGATAACAAAGATTATGAGCGGTTCATTAAAAAGGTAAAATTCTTTGGCGCAACAGGCCGGACTTTAGAAGGTTTACACGGAAACATATTCAGGAAAGCGCCTGAAATAGCCGGTGAAGTATCCGACACATTTACAGAATCATTAAAAGATGTCGATTTAATGGGTACAAATATAGAACAGTTTGTATCTGATATTATCATAGACGTGTTACCGACAAATTGGGGTGGCATACTAGCGGATTATGCCCGTGGTGAAGAAGCCGTTTCTATTGCCGATGCTGAAAATAAAGGATTAAAATCGTACTTAAAATATTATCCGGCAGAAACTATTTTAAATTGGGAATATAAAACCATTAAAGGTAAAACACAACTTTCAATGGTGGTATTGGTTGAACCGTATACGGAGCGCGTTGACGGCGATCGATTTTCTGTAAAAAAATACAACAAATATCGGGTTTTATATATTGATGATGTTACCTTAAAATACAGACAGGAAATTTATGATGATAAATTTTCGTTAATTGAACCGTCTGAAAAGGATATTATAATAAAAATGAATGGTGAAGAAATGGAAGAAATACCATTTTTTACCCTTCCAGGACTATTACCGGAAAAATCAATGCTTTATGATTTAGCACAATTAAATTTACAGCATTATCAGGACACGGCAGATTATCAGAATGGAAAACACTTTACTTCAATTCCGATGTTAGCGGCGATCGGTTTAAAGCCGGAATGGGATGAAGTGAAAAATGAACCTAAACCGATTATAGCGGGCGGTACAAGAGTTCAGTTTTTTCCTAATGATGAGCATGTACCAGGCGCAGATGTCAAATACGTTGAATTTTCCGGTCAAGGAATGAGCGCATTATCAAACGGAATAAATCATCTTGAAAGTCAAATGGCTATTTTAGGCGCGCACATTATCGCGGCAGAAAAAAAAGGTGTTGAATCGGCGGAAGCGTTAAGGATTCACCGGATAGGTGAAAACGGAGTATTGGCAACATTCACAAGAAATATTTCCAATTCAGTTACTAAAGCGGTAAAAATAAAAGGTAAATGGGATGGTGAAGATGAAATAAAACTGAATGAATGGGCGATTAATTTCAATACCGATTATGATTTAAGTAATGAAGATTCGCAAACATTGTCCGTGTTGTTAACCGGCAGAACTTCCGGTGAGATACCCAAAATTAGTTTGTATTTAGGTTTAAAATCATTAAATTTGATTCCGGAACAGTGGGATTTTGATATGTTCATTGAGGAAGTAGAAAAAGAAAAACATGAAAAATTACCGGAATTAGAAGATGAAGAAGATAATGAAGATGATGTTGTAGAAGATAATGAAGATGATGAAAACACAAATTTATTTAATAATAAAGGAATTGATGCCATTGTTGATAGAATGTTTGAAGAAAAAGAGAAAAACAAAAAAGAATGAATATAAGATTATTTGAAAACCTTATAATCCGAAATGTAAAATGGGTGGCAGTAGAACCAATGAAATGGGGGAGAATGAAAGTTATAATTCATTATTTAGATGAAACGGAATGTGTAACAATCACACAATCAATTACTGTATTGGATGAAACATAATGCCTGAAAACCGTTTAACTCCGGATCATTATAAAGATGAATTAATATATCGGCAGATAAAAATAGCCGAATATGCAGATGGTCAAGTAAAATACGCGCAATCGGTTATATCAGAAATGAATGAAAAGATTGCTAAATTCTGTATTAAAAAAGAACTGATAGAAACAAAAGGACAATATACAGTCTGCCAGAGATATATAAAAAGTGTTTGCATAGAATACCGGAAAAAACTATATGGTTATTTTCAAAAGGAATTGAAAAGATTTATTATTGAACAATCAAAATGGGTTTACAGTAATTCGCCGATTACTTTAAAAAAAGTAAGTGTAGACAAGATTTATAATGATGTTTTCTTTTTAGGGTTCTCCGATACTGACAACATAAAAAGTTATTTTACAAGAATATTTGATCAGGTTTTTCAGTTATGGAATATTCAGTTATCTATAGCGTACAAAGTAAAACAGCCTATGGCGGAAATGGTTTTATTGGTAATGGGTAAGGAATTTTAAATGGATAAATTAGAAAAGGCCATATTATGTTTTTGGATAATAGCCATGTTATTCATAATATTTTTTGGTATCTTTATTAATTTAAGGACATAAAATGGCAGGGTTAATGACAAGTATTGAATTATCAATAACGCCTAACATAACCGATATTGTTAATCATACAAGTTCGGTAGTTCATGATGATATACAAAAAATAAATCATGAATTTTATGAAGGTTATCAGTGGATCGCTTGCATTGATTCTAATACCTGTTTGGTATGTGCCGCTTTAGATAATATAATTTACGATAAATTACCAGGAATGGACGGAAACGGAACTGAACCGCAAGACATTCCGCCTATACATAAAAATTGCCGGTGCGTAATTACTCCGGTTTTAGAAGGTATGAAAGATGATGATAGCCAAACTAAAATCAGTTATAGAGAATGGTTTGACCGCCAGGACAGATTAACTAAAATTGATATTTTAGGGCCGGCAAAATATAAAGAGTATTGGGAAAAAGGTAAAGCGATAACAAGTTTTACGAAAAATAATAAAATACTTACATTAGTTGAATTGAAAATAGACAGAATTACCAGACAGCAAGTATTCCAGGAAATATATGAAAAAGCAAAAATACCAGTAAAATATACCGCCGCCGAATTGAATAATTTATATAATGATAATCTGTCAGCATATCAAATGGAAAATGTCTTTAAATATCGTTATAGTTATATTGAAATGAACATAGCCGGTAAAATGCCTAAAGAACAGTTACAAATTTTATTAAAAGAATATGATTCATTATTACAAGAAAACCCATTAGAAAATAAATTAATGCATATTAAAGTAGGCAACATAGGAAGATACACATTAGGGCAATACAGCACAAATAATAGTAGTATCGAATTTAACAGAAAGTTTTTAAATGATCCTAATATGCATAAAAAAATCATTCAGAGTTTCAATGAGCATTATAATTCATCAAGTAATATTAACCATGTTTATATTCATGAATTATCACACGCTATTGACAGATCAATAAATATAAAAAATAAAATCGGTGCTACTCCTTTACATGATGCTGCCAAATATAATTCTAGTATTGAGGTTTGCAAATACTTTATTACTCATGGAATTAATGTAAATGTTGAAGATGATAATCTTGAAACTCCATTACATTATGCTGCGATCAACAATCCCAATATAAATATATTTAAATATCTTGTTCATGAAAAGGCCAATATTTATGCAAAAAATAGGTGGGGATTTACACCGCTACATAGAGCAGCAGGCTATAATACTAATATTGGAGTAATTGAGTTTTTTATTTCCAATAGAGCAGATGTTAATGCAAAAGGG